TCTTCATCTTTATCCAACATAATCTCCATCTTATCTTGTAATTTTTCTACGTGTCTTTCAAGTTTATCTACTTTATCTAAGACTACTGCTTGTTGAGTAGACAGCTCAAAAGTACGAGTCAAACTCCAACCAGCTAAAGCTAGTAAGATTCCGACAAGTAATGTCATTAATTTTTCTATCATACACAAGTTTTAAAATGTACTAATAGTAAATAGACTACAGCAACTATAAGAATTAATCTAAAAGACAATTCATGTCTGTTTAGAAAATTTTCTATTTGCTGTGCTTTACCAAAAGTAAGTACACTTTTTAATTTTTCTATCATCTAACTGGGCTCCCGTATAAGGCCAGAAGAATCAACCCCGTCCATAAAAATATCACAAAATACTTTTTTCTCCGGTGCCACTTCAGCCTCCTTTTTATATCCATCAAATGGCGTAGTTTCTGATTGGTATTCATTTGTCCTACCCATTATTGACACCACTCACATTCATTTGTATCGTCCACCACTACTCCGCTTTGTTCGTAAGTTGCATCTTCTGCTTTTGAATGACAGTCACAGTTTCCGCATTGACATACATCTAAGTATTCATCAATATGTTCTTTGCCTCCGCAATGACAATCATGATTACAATTTTTACACTTATTCATATAATCCCCTTACATAAACAGGATTTTACTTCGCAGTGGTGGTTAATTTAATAAATTATAGAACAACGATTGCTATAATAACAACAGCTGCTGCTCCAATAACCCATTTTTTGTGATCGGTCCAGATATGATTAGCCTGGGCGATAACATTCTTTATAATTTCCATAGTAAGTATCCTCCTATTTTATCTCTCCCCAGTTATTACCAGATTCATAGTCTACCTTATTTGGAACCTGTAATGCAACAGCTTCTTCCATAATCTTAACTATTTCCTCCGCCTTTTCATTCGAATCCACTGAAATATCTACTTCATCATGAATTTGAATGTGTGGTATTATACCATTTTCATACAAAGCTACCATACTTTTTTTCGTCATATCTGCAGCAGATCCTTGTATTAATTTATTTAAAGCTTTGTACGTAAATGCACGTTTTAAAGGCTCATCATATTCTTTTCTAGCTTGTTCTAAAGGTAATGGTTTAAAGACTCCAAACTGAACTGGCTGCCATAGATCAAAATGACATGCTCTGCCCCCTAAAGTTCTGATCTTTCCTCTATCATTAGCTTTACGCGACACATTATCCATTAGTTGTTTTACAAAAGGAGCTTTAGCGTGGTATTGTTTAATTAATTTTTCAGCAGATTCTTTCATTAGTCCTAGCTCTGCCATCAATTTATTTTTACCCATTCCATACATAAGACCTAAATTAATCGTCTTAGCTTGCTTCCGTTCTATGCCTGCCATATCAGCCACGACCTGGTGGAAATCCGCGTCTCCGGCCTTGTATGCGTCTACAATTTCTTGAACTCCGGGTAAATTTTGCAGTTTTGCGTAATGTACTAAAATTCTAGGTTCCTGTTGTGAGTAGTCAAATGACCCCCAGGTACATTTTTCTTCAGGAATAAAAATAGATCTTATCATTGGACCTAACTCAGGATGTCTTGCAGGAATCTGTTGTAAGTTTGGATTACTCATTGAGAATCTTCCTGTCACTGTTCCACCTTGGTCCGATCTAATTTGATTTATATCTGCATGAATTCTTCCATTGTGTGCATGTTTAGTTATTGAATCTATAAAAGTTGTGTGAGCTTTATTTATTTCTCTAGCATCAGCAATACATCTAGCTAATTCATGAGGATGATTTTGTAAAAAGTTTTTTGTAAAACTAGGTTCATTTGATTTTGCTGTTCTATCATATGGAAGTTTTAATTTATCAAATGCTTTTGCAATTGACCGTGCTGCCATAATTTCTACATCAACATCAGTTAAGTCTTTTATTCTTTTAAGAATTTTATTTTCTCTTTCTATTAAATTATTTTTAATATTTTGTGCTTTATCTAAATCAACTCTTACACCTTTAAATCTCATATCAATTAAACAAGGAAATAATTTTGTTTCTAATTTAAATACATCCATTAATTCTTCGTCATGCATTTTTCTATGAAGAGTTTGCCAAAGTTTTAATGTAGATTCCGCATCTCTTTCTGCATATTGACCTACAAACATCGGAGGTAATCTCCATAAATCTTTTTTAGGATCTACTCCATATTCTTTTGCAGCTTCATTAAGAATTTTTTCATCTTTACCTAAACCCACATAGTGTTTAGCTAAAATATCTAATCGATAAGATAATCTATTCTCATCAATTAAACTGGCTGCTATCATTGTATCAACAATTTTTCCTTTAATTTCAACACCTGCTGCTTTTAACCAACAGACATCATACATTGCATTGTGAAAAATAAAGGTAGTGTATTCTTGCTTAAATAAATCTTTAAGCCAATCTATTACTAATGTCCTATCCATATTGCCACCCTGCTCATGTTGAATAGGATAATATCCACACCAACCTTCTACAGCAACAGCAACGCCTGCAATATGACCTTTACCTATAACATTTCCTGATCCTAATTCTTTTAAATGTGGATCATATGTTTCTAAATCTATTGCAATTTCTTTAGCTCCCTTTAAATTTTTTAATTCTTCAGGCATTACCCATTCAGTTTCTGGTGTAAATAAAGGTTGTTGAATCGTTCTCACTTATCTCTCCTCACTATTCCCCAGGAATTATTTGTATTTGGTTCTGTCTTGGCAGGTCCTGAGTAATCCCGTTCAATAATCATCTCTAGAAAGTGGATTGCTTTTAACACATCCTCTTTTTTTCCTTTAAAGCGATGACGACATATGTACTTTATAGCGCAGCCTTCCGGAAAAAGCAACTCATTCTCAACCACAAATTTACTTGGCTGAATTTTAAAATTTTGGTAATGTTTTCCACCAATTTGTTTATCCCACACACTCATAATATATATGCTCTATCAAAATTTTTAGGATCTAATACATGCAATTCACGCTTCGCTCTCGTCGCACCGGTATAAAATAATCTATGTAATTCATCCGGATCATGACTAAAAGTTTCTAACGCTGCATTGGTTAAATCCTGCATTAATAGAACTTTATCTGCTTCACCTCCCTTCGCACCGTGTATTGTTGACATTATTATTCTTGGATTTTTATTTATCTTTTCTCCATTCGCTCTCATATTTCTTATATAGGTCTCTGTGATTGGATCAAGTCCTTCGAATGCCTCGAACCATACCTTATCGGTCAATAAACCGTGATTTTCCTTGCATTTTTGAAGGGTATATTTTTCTTCAGAATGTAAAGTTTTACCTTTTTTAAACCCAGGTAATACATTTGATCCTAAATATTCATAAATATTTTTAATTTCTAAATGATTTAAATGTGCATCCTTACGCCAGGCTTCCCAATTATTTAAAGCTAATAATAATTTTAAAGGTACAGAATTTATTCCTCGGTATTGATAATACCATCCTTGAATCTCACATAAATCTTTAGCATCTTCTAGGAAATGATTAGCAGAAGAAAGTATTAACCAATTTCCTTCCGACATATTAACCTGGGTAATGTCTGAATATCTTTTTAAAATTCCTATTTCATCTCTAGGTTTGTAAGATTTATCAAATCTGTTTTGAATTTTATTAATAATTTTTTGAGAAAGTTCATGTATGGGTCCTCCAGGTATTCGATATGATTGATCTAAAGTTTTAATATCATCTACTTCTTCTTTTAATGCAATAAAATGATCTACATCTGCGCCTGCCCATTTAAAAATAGCTTGATCATCATCACCTGCAATGTAAGTTTTATTTGCGTTCTCCCAAATCTTTCTTACCATATCCCATTGTAATAAAGACAAGTCTTGTGCTTCATCAATAAATAATACTTCAAATTTTTTAGTTGTTTCTTTTTCTAAAAAATCTTCTAATAAATCTGTAAAGTCTTTTAATCCTTTTTCTTTTTTAAATTTTTTTAATTCTTCTGCTAATAAAAATAAAGTGTTTCTTTCTATATCTAAAATGTTTTGTCTTGAATCATAATACTCCAAGAGATCCATTCTCTTCACTCTAGCTGTATTAATAATAGTTAAATATTCGTTATCAGAATTAAATGTTCC